CGCAAAGGTTGGTCACGTCTGTCCATTTATTTCGCGCTCATCGGTAAGCCCGTGATTGCCCGTAATCCCGAGTTTTGCGGTTGGATACTCTCCTGTCATGGTATCGTTCGACACCCAATGTTGCTCCTCTTGAAGTCTTTATATCACGTCCGGAATGGCTCATTTGATAACGTGGTCATCAATTACTTCATCGAACACTCTTTTGGCACTCGCCTCGGTGATGCACTCCACGATATTTTGCCGCCGGAACTGATCTCGGCTTTCGGCGAATGCATTGCGTTGTTCAGCGGTCACATGTCCAAAATCCCCGATTTCTTACGCCCTGTCAATCTGTTGGGTTCCACATTCCTTCGACCCTCTGTCTTTCATCCCATCCATCTCAATGCCCGCGTCATGAAGATGGATTGGCGGCACGTTTCCTCTCCTGTCCGACGTGCCATACCCTCGTTAGGGCCGCCCCTCAAGGGTTATTGAAGCCTTTATTTGTGTTCTTTCTAAACCTTCTCACATGTCCGGTAACATCTTCGAATCCCCTGCCGCTCTCGCATCAATTTTAGATTCAATCAAACTTGTCCTTCTCCTCAGTGTTGATGATGCAAAGCTCTTCATCGCAGTCTACCTCCCAGTCCTCGTTTCAAAAGACCGAGAGGCAGTCTTCCTTGCCATCGACAGCTTCAAACACCCCTCCGATTGACTCGGACCGGGTTTCGACACCACATTCTAGTTCGCCAAGCGCCTTACTTCCTCTTTCCACTCCCTTCTTCATACGAACGTACCGGCTACATATTGGCACTGTTGGTGGTGGTCAGAATGCAACACTCGACCGGGACCTCATTTCAGCTACAAACTTCCCCGACCTGTTTAACTTTTCTTATCCTTTTCTCCACGCTGAGTTGTTGCCTGTTGATGGGTCTAATGATCGCCCCTATTGCGACTACGTCCTCTCCGCCGCGTCAGACCATCAGAGCCTCTTCCGTTCCACGGCCTATTTCCGCCCGACCGCTGCGAGTCAAGCGGGCTCGTTCGCTCTCGCCGCTGCCCGTCCGGATTCGGCCCTCGTCTCCATCGGATCAAACGGGACTTCCTTCTTACCAACCGCCATGCAATGTCGCATCTACCTGCCTTCCGGCACCAGCCCCTTGATCAAAGGCCCCGTCACTTCGACAATCTTGCCTCGTTTGGATTGTCGTCACGACGGTAACAGCGGTGCGCATGTCGATGCC